ATCGAGAAATGGAACGCAGTTGTATCAGAGGGTGAAGAAGCTGACGACTTGATTGCTATCGACGCTACCTCCACCCCTGACAGCATCATCGTCAGTCTCGATAAAGACTTCCAACAAGTACCGTGCAGACACTACAACTTCAACAAACGTGAACTGACTTCTGTTACTGAACAAGAAGGTCTGTTGTTCTTCTACCGTCAAATCATCATGGGCGACAAAGCTGATAACATTGTCGGTGTGTATGGTATTGGCGATAAGAAGTCACAGAAGCTCCTTGAAGGACTGTCAGAAATAGAGATGTTCAACAAGTGCGTTGAGTTGTTAGAGTCTGAAGAGCGTGTTATTGAAAACGCTAGGCTGCTCTGGCTTCGTCGTAAACCTAATCAGACGTGGGAAAGACCAAGTGAAGAGAACAAGACGTAACATACCCAAAGGCTACGACAGCTGGTTCGAGTATGATCTTCACAAGAAGTTCAAGAGATGTGAGTACCATGTAGATAAGTTGACGTATACCCAAGTCAAAACGTATGAGCCTGACTTTATTTACCGTAACGGCGACTACACGATTTACATCGAAGCGAAAGGGAGATTCCGTGATAGAGCAGAAGCGAAGAAATATATTGATATTAGCAGATGCCTTGGCGAGCAGGAGGCGTTGGTCTTTGTCTTCCAGAACCCAAGAACAGCTATGCCCGGAGCAAGACGTAGAAGTGACGGGACAAGATACACCATGCAAGAGTGGGCAGACAAACAGGGATTCACGTGGTATACACCAGAAACCTGTCCTGCCGGATGGAGTAAAAAGCAATGACTAGACATCTAGTAATACCTGATACTCAAGTCAAACCGGGATTACCTGTTGACCATCTTTATTGGGCTGGTAAGTATGCAGTTGCTACAAAGCCTGACGTTATTATTCATCTGGGGGATCACTGGGACATGCCAAGTCTCAGTAGCTATGACGTTGGGAAGAAGTCGTTTGAAGGACGGCGATATACTCGTGACATTGAAGCTGGTCTTGAAGCTATGGATCAGTTCATGTTACCTATACGCAAAGAACAAAGACGACTACGCAGCAACAAGAAAAGAACATGGACGCCACGGATGGTATTCTTGTTAGGTAATCACGAGCAACGTATCGAACGGGCTATTGAGTCTGACCCTAAACTAGAAGGACTAATGAGTTATGATCATTTCTTATTGGAAGAAACCGGATGGGAAGTTATCCCTTTTCTACAACCAATCATTATCGACGGCATCGCGTACTGCCACTATTTCACGAGTGGAGTCATGGGAAGACCCGTCACGTGTGCAAAACTCATGTTGCAAAAAAAGTTCATGTCGTGCATCATGGGACATGTTCAAGACAGAGACATAGCCTACGCACGTAAAGCAGACGGTAGTAACATCACTGGTTTGTTTGCTGGTATCTATTACAATCACAGTGAAGACTATCTAAACCCTCAAACAAACGGAAGCTGGTCTGGAATCTGGATGCTCAACGAAGTAAACAACGGTTCCTTTGATGAGCTGCCCGTAAGTATGAATTATCTAAGGAGAAAATACGGATGAGTATTGACAACGCTACTCCTGAAGAATGGGATAGTTTGAGAGCAGTGCCTGATCCTGTAGACAAACCAGATCACTATAACAAAGGCGCTGTTGAAGCTATCGAAGCTATTAAGGCATCTATGCCTGAGCATGAGTTTCGTGGTTATCTAAAAGGAAACGCACTGAAGTACCTATGGCGTTACGATTACAAAGGCAAACCCATCGAAGACTTACGCAAGTGTCGCTGGTACATTGAGAGACTGATAAAGGAAATTAATTAATGGACGCATATCAACAATACATTCACAAATCACGGTACGCCCGTTACCTACCAGAGGAACAGCGCCGTGAAACGTGGGAAGAAACAATCGACAGATACCTGAATTTCTGGATTGAAAAGAAGAAGCTTACTCTTGAGGAAGCCAACAGTATCTTCAAAGACATTCACGATCTAGATGTTATGCCTTCTATGCGAGCGTTGATGACAGCAGGCGAAGCTCTTGACCGTGACAACGTAGCTGGATTCAATTGTAGCTACCTGCCTATTGACCACCCTAAAGCGTTTGACGAAATGATGTACGTACTTATGTGTGGTACAGGTGTAGGCTTTTCTGTAGAACGGCAGTACGTATCTAAACTACCGGAAGTAGCGGAGGAGTTCCATGAAACCGACAGTGTTATACACGTGGTGGACAGCAAAATTGGATGGGCAAAAGCTTATAGAGAACTTATCAGCCTGTTGTATTCGGGTCAACTTCCGAAGTGGGACGTATCTGGAGTACGACCTGCAGGGGCATCCCTTAAAACCTTCGGAGGTAGAGCAAGTGGTCCAGAACCTCTTGTCGATCTGTTTAAGTTCACCGTTGACGTCTTTCGGGAAGCTACTGGACGAAAACTTAGCTCCATCGAATGTCACGATCTCTGCTGTAAGATTGCACAGATCGTTGTCGTCGGCGGTGTCAGACGATCTGCTCTCATCAGTTTATCTAATCTCACAGACGACAGACTCCGACGATGCAAATCAGGACAGTGGTGGCAAGACAACCCTCAACGAGGACTAGCTAATAACAGCGCATGTTACACAGAGAAGCCAGACTTTGAGGCGTTTTTAAATGAATGGACAAGTTTATACGAATCAAGATCAGGAGAACGAGGTATGTTCTCTAGAGTCGCAAGTCAAAAGCAAGCTGCAAAGAACGAGCGACGAGATGCTACCTATGATTTTGGAACTAACCCATGTAGCGAGATCATCCTACGGCCTTACCAATTCTGCAATCTATCGGAAGTTGTTGTCCGGGCAACAGATACGTTGTCAGACCTCAAACGAAAAGTACATACTGCGGCTATCCTTGGAACTCTACAGGCTACCCTGACAGACTTTCGTTACCTGCGTAAGGTTTGGAAGAACAACACTGAGGAAGAAGCACTGCTTGGCGTATCGTTAACAGGTATCATGGATCATCCAACCCTATCAGGAAGGAGAGACAAAGGTGTTCTCAAAACTTGGCTTACTGAACTCAAAGAAGAAGCGATTAAAACTAATACAGAATGGGCGAAACGTCTTGGTATTAATGTTTCTACCGCTATTACTGCTGTTAAGCCTTCCGGTACTGTTTCTCAGCTTGTTGATTCTGCTTCTGGTATCCATCCTAGATACGCAGATCAATACATTAGACGAGTAAGAGCAGACGCACGTGATCCTTTGTGTGCCGTTCTAGAAGCCGCTGGAATCCCCGTAGAAGACGATGTAATGTCACCTAGTACCAAGGTATTCTCCTTCCCTATAAAGTCTCCTGACGGGGCTGTAGTGGCTTCTGAGATGGGTGCTATGGAGCAGTTAGAATTGTGGGAGATTTATCAGGACTACTGGTGTGAACACAAACCGTCAATGACCTGTTACTACAGGGACGATGAGTTTTTAGAGGTGGGTCAATGGTTGTATAACAAGTTCGATAAGATCAGTGGTGTATCGTTCTTGCCATACAGTGAACACACGTACCAGCAAGCGCCTTATGAGCCTGTTGATCTTGAGACTTATGAAAAGTTAAAGGCAGAGTTCCCAGAGACAATTGATTGGAACATCTCTGAAAACTCTGACATGACTGAAGGATCACAGACGTTAGCCTGTACGGGTAACAACTGCGAGATCTAGGTATACTCTTGAAGGTACGGTTGGATTATTCTCATAAAGGGTAGCCACCGTACTCCTTTACCTTCATAGACCCAGTCTTCTAAAGTACCACCTTTAATAGCGTCAACAGCATCTTCAGCAAAGTCACGAGTCATGCCCGCAGGAGCTGGAAACATGTTGAACAGTAGAGGTTCAAAGTCTTTTCTACCCGCCGCTTTAAGAGTGTACTGATCTATAGTGTTTACACTTACAAGACCTAGATTAAAGTCAACGAAGTAGTCTAACATCCTTTCAGGATCGCCTATTTCAGTAATGCCTTCAGGATCTTTTACTGGTTGTCGTAGCTCATTTAGTAGGGTGTTACCGCCACCGACTACTGTTAGGTAAGATAATAGGTTTTTAATAGACTGCTCTTTTCTTCCTGCCTTCCACTCTTCAACAACTAATCGCTCTATTTGTTGTAGCTGTTTTAAACCAAAGCTTCTAAGCATGTACAAGATACGACCGTTAGGGTTGTTTAGATACCAACTAGGCATCTGAGCCATGTCAGAAGGCTGTAGCTTTGCTAACTCAGCAGCAGCAAACTCACGCACACGTTGCGTCTTGTTGCCTCGTACAAGATCCCGTTTGAGTTGCGCCATTTCAGAAGGACTAAACAGCCAGCTATACTCTCTCTCTAAAGCACCGCTTACTGCTTTCTTTTGTCCTGCTTTTATAGAAGCATTCAAAGTCACGCCCTTGCCTAACATGTCAGCTTTTCTAAACCCTGATAGCTCAAACGTTTTTTCGCTTACGTCATCAAACGTTCTCTGCCAAGCTTTAGACCCGGACTTTAAAAAATCACCTGTAGCTTGGTTTAACAAGCCTACGTCTTCAACACCAACACGAAGTCCTTTGTTAGTGTAAAAGCCGCGAAGAGCTTGTGCCGTATTGTCTACACCAAAGTTAACAACGGTGTTTGCCGTATCTCCAAAGTTCAACAAAGCAGAGTAAGGATTAGCAATTGTACCAACGTATCCTGCTTGTCTAAGATTGCTTATCCACGCACTTGGCCCTTGCACACCTCTAACCATCAAGGTACGCATTAGCTCATCAGCAGTATCTCTTGTTCTTTCACCAGCACCCATGTCTTTTAAAGTTTCATTTAGTCGTGCAAAAGAAGCATCACCGTTTTCAAGATCTTTTAGCACCTGTCTTGTAGAAGCTTTATTGACAGCTTTGTTTGAATTATTTTCTAATTTAAAATTTTTGTGCATTTGAATAATAGCATCATCATTCGCCAGTTTATTACGCATAACAATTAACGGGCTTACATATTGTTTTGCTTCTTCTGCTGTCAGATAATCACGCTGAATTTCTTTCATGTTATTATCATGTGCGCGTCTAGGCATTCCACGCTGTCTGAATATCTTAGCTTCTTCTATTTGACTTAGTTGTTGAGAAGGAAAATACAAAGGATCTTCGGGTAGATCTCTAAAAACATATTTTCTGTAATCAGAAGCTTGATCTGCTTTTAGCTTTGCGAGTATCTGATAACCTTTAAACTGTTCTTCCGTTAGCATGTCCTTAAACTTTTCAAACTCTGCTTGTCGCACATCAGGAGCAACGTTTTTAACATTTGAAAAATTCAACAACGTAGCCATTACGTTACCTGTTTTTTCGTCTTCTTTCATGGCTCTAGTAAATGCACGTACAGGAGCAGTGTTGAAAGCAGTGTCGTATGCTTGTTGATTCTGCGCCATGTTAGTAGCCATTCTCTGCATGTCACCAGAAAATCTTGAGCCGACTCTGTTTTTAGCTACGTTGACTAATGACTGTACGTAAGTTTCGTAAAAGTTATTTAACAAACCTTTATCACGTCGTGATTCAAAGTCACTCTTGAACTTGATATTCTCTTTGGCTCTGGCTTTTACATTATCAATAGTTTGTTTTGTGTAGTTTAAATTGCCAGCCTCGTCCATACGCATAACACGTATCATAGGTGTTTGTATTTCTTGAGATACTTGATTGTAAATACCCGCTAAAGCACGGTTATCAGGCATTGTTCCGTTTTGGTTGTAGTAGTTAAGAACCTTTTCATCGGCATTTGCTTGAGCTTCTTTTAAGATATCTTTACGCTGCTCTGATGTTTCCCTACCAAGACGTGACGCTATAGCTCTCTCTTCTAGTTTCTCAGTAGCTTCCCTCAAAGACGCATCAAGTTCTAAATCTTTACCTACAGCCCTGCCCAGTAAACCACCACCAGTTCCCGCAACAGCCGTGATGCCTACAACAAGAGGGTCAGTCATTGTCTCTACAACGCCTTCAAGACGTTTTTCTACATCACCTTCAGTTTCAAGAAAAGCATAAGTACCTATTTCTGCTCCTGTTACACCTGCTTGTCTAGCAGCACCTCCAGCAGCAGTAGTACCTACGCCAGCAAATTTAGCAAGACGTATAGCAGGAACAAAACCAGCAGCAATACGAACGCCCGTATCTACTAACGGGTTATCTTCAGCAAAATCTGCTTGTATTCTACGAACTTCTTTTAGAGAGTCTTCGTAATCTTCACCAGTAGCGGTAGAGCGTAATCGTGCAGCAGTTTCATCGCCTACAATACCAACAGTTAAAGCTTCAGTAGCAGCAAGACCAAGACCTATTACCTCTTCGCTAAGGTCTTCCATGTCAAATATTTCAGCATCTACTTCTTTTTGAACAGTTAATAACTCAGGCAACAGATCATCTCTGCCTTTTCTTTTAGCATCATCTAAAAGACCTTTAAGTTGATCTCTATTTCTTAACAGCTCTCGATATTGTTCTTGTTCAGCCTCTGCTCGTTGCTCTCCCGCAAGCATACGGTCTTCACGAGAAAGATAAGAAGACTCTTCTTCAGCACTAGCAAACATTTCGTCAATTTCATCAACAATATCTTGACGACCTTGATCTTTAGCTTGTTGTCTTAGCTTGTTGAGTCGAACTAATTCTGAGTAATTCATTCTTTAATAGTTTCCTATTGTGGATTCAACTCTTTATCTAGCGCGTCTATTCTAGCAGTACGGCTTGTTGAGCCTGTAGATGCAGAAGTGTCTGTTTTACCGCCAGTTTTTGTTTGAAAGCCAGCAATTTTTGCAAAACCGTCGTTCAAGTTACCTTCTTTTTGTGCTTCTTGAGCAGCTGCTAATCCTATCTCAGAAGCTAAGTTATCAATTTTAGCTTTATCTCTTTCACTAGGTGTGCGACTTGTAATACCAAGTATCTCTGCTGCTCTTGCTCTAGAAGCTTTAACAAACAAATTAGCTAATGTAGCAGAAGGTAAATCACCCTTAGTTAAGTTAGCTTTAATAGTCTGATAAACTAAGTTATTCTTTGATACATTTGTCGGCTGACTCTTAACAGCGGTAATTTGACTATCACTCAGACCCATTTCTTTTAAGTCAGCATCAGTATAGTTAAATTTAGTAGACTTCATATCATCCCGGCTTCTGGCTAGATCAGCCCTGACTTTAACAACTTGTTGTTCTGCTGCTTCCCATACAAG